GCTTCATATAGTCGGTCACGGTTATCCAATCAAAGGAATATCAAAGAATGATCCGTCTCGATCACCCTTCGCGCTGAATGAGACATGGATATGGGAGTCGTGCCGGTTCACACCTTTATAGACGCGCCATTTCCATAACCCGATCCCCGAGGCAATTTTACCGGCATGTATGACGTATTTGATGCGCTTATCCTTGCGAGCATGACGCCGGATTTGGTCTGCGAGATAGAGCGACGTATTCGTGTCGTCTAGGTTCGCATCGATGTCTATAGCTCGAACGACTCCGTTTTTTCTAGGAGCGTGATCAGACTTCGAATCATGGCGAGCGTCAGCAATCCAACCGTCAGAACGCCGGTCACGACCAGGAAAAGAATCGTCGATCTGTTCACGCATTTGCCTTCCTGCATGGCATAGCCAGGGTTTAGCCGAGGATGAGTTTTGCTTCATCTTCCGTCAGACCCAATTTTTCAAGGATTGCTTGTTTTGCTGCTTCACGCTCTTGGGCGATTACTTGTTGAGCCAAAACCAACGCAGAATCAATTTCTTGCTGTTGCAATTCATCATCATTCAATTCACGCTCAATAATTTCGCCGGTTGAGCAATCGATAATTTGCTTCATTATGAAACTCCGTAAAGTCGAATTGAGGTGTTGTTTTGATTGGTAAGCGTTGCGGAACCAGCCAATCTGACGATGTCGATTGACGTGATTGCGCTCGTTGAGTTATAAAAGGTGGTTGTATTGATTGCAACGTAACGAGCGGCGGTGTTGTCGTAATATGCCGTTAGCCATCGGACGTTCTTGGATTTGGTCGTGGATGCATAGTTATCGATAAGAATGCTACCCATTGGATCCTGAGCCTTGCCGTTGAACGTGCAATTTTCACCAATTGCATAAATCACATTTCCTGCGGATGATAAACCGCCCAAATGCGTCTGATCCGTTCCGTTCACATTTGACGTCGTTCCCAAACCCTGAAATCCGTTGACGTGATAATTGGTTCCGGAATCATTGTTCAATCTGATGCCAAATTGACTTCCTGTCGTGGAATGTCTCAAACCGGTAAAAACTAATAGCAATTGCTTATAGCTGCCGGAAATTGACGAAAATGAAATGCTTGAATTTGCGCTGGCGACGGTTTCTTGTATCAGCGTCATGCCACCACTTGACGGTGTTGCCCATTTGAGTCCGGTTGCGGTTGTTGAATCTGCGGTGAGCACGTCACCGTTTGTTCCAACGGTCAAGGCTGCGACAGTATCTGCACCCGTTCCAGCCAATAAATCACCCTTAGCGGCGATGGCGTAATTGGTCGTATCCGCAACATATTTCAATCCGGTCGCTTCGGCAGAATCAGCCACAAGACGATGTTCATTGGTTCCGACTGTTCGCTTAGCGAAAGTGTCTGCACCTGTTCCAACGATGAGATCACCTTTCGCGTCATAGGCGGTTGCAACCGTGTTCGTCAAAGTAACGCTGCCTGATGTGCCGCCACCTGATAAACCGGTTCCAGCCACGACTTCTGTGATGTCACCCTGATCGTTATTGACCCAGACGAAGTCCATGTCGGTATTCGTATTTTTGGCAAGGATTTGACCGGTCGTGCCGCCTTTGAGATCGACGAGAGAGGTGTCGATCGCGTTGCCAAGTGTTCGCATGGCGAGCGCGCCATCTTTCACCAAATCAGTATCGTCCGGCGTCTCCCAGCCGAAGTTAGCGGTGTTTGCCATTAGGTTAGAACTCCTGTCGCGTTAGACCATGTAAGTGTACCATTCACGCCTGTCCATTGGAGCGAGGCTGGAGCCTGGTTCCAATTGATCGTGAAAGATGAGAATTCGCGTGAGGATAAGTTCAAAGTAATCGACAACCCAGAAAGGGTCGATCGCATAGTCCATCCTTCGACGAAACCAGCAAATGAACCGCCGTTGATGTTCGCTGGCAGGTTGCTGATTGAGATTGGGAGCCCCATATAAACCCCGATAAGGGTATCGCGTTCCGTGTCGGTTAGCTCGGGATTTTGGATGGCAAAAGTAATGTCCTCAAATCGCGGATATGGGTCTTTTCGAAGATTGACGAATCGCTCTGCAACCGCCTCGGCGTCTAAATCGTCATCGATGCGAGAGTTGACGGATTTGGCAAATAGACCATAGGTCGCTTGCGATGCGGTGTCCTCGTATTCGTAGGACGTGCCAAAATTGTTTTTATAATTGATAATTAAGTTATTGCATAAATCGCCCTGGCGCGTGACGGTTCTGATATTGGCGGCGATTGCGTGATTTCCGTTGAAATTCGTAAAACCAACGTTAGCGAGTTCAAGCGTGCGATGAGCTGCGTCAGCGTAAGAAATGCGCCCCTGGGCATCTTCGTAAAGATAGCCAAGCCCTGAGTTAGCAATCTCTGAAATAATGGAATAGGCATTGATGGGATCTGCGCTTCGGCTGATCATTTCGTATTGCCCCGCGTCAATCGTTCCTACACCAATGTTTTCGGCGTTTTGCCATGTTTCCGTTGCCGGATAAGTTGACCATTGTTGCGAGGGTGATACCTCGTTCCAATTGTTCAAAAGCAAATCGCTCAGAATGGTGAGAATTTGCGCGCCGTCCTCGTCCTTCGTAAGCGAACCAGACCAGACCATATTCTGAATTTTGCTCAAAGCTCCGAGGGCATAAATGTTGACGGTCGTGACGACGGCAGCCGATCCGACGTCCTGGACACCCACCGAAAAATCGGAAATCCTGCCACCAAATATTGGAATGTAATTGTTGGCACTATTTTTGACTTCGATGGTGATTGATGTGTTGATTGTCCACGGATAGGATTGGTTGGCGAGGTTGAGAATTGTAAGGTTGCAATAGCCAGCCTGCGCTTGGTTATTGATGTCGGTTCTGCCGGTGGTAATCGTGAAACCCACCAACGTAATATCCGTGACTTCCGTTCCGTTGGCAAATACCTTATATTCTGGCGTCCAAGCCGTCATGTGACCAGCAACCCACCAATAAAGCCACCGCCACCACCGGTTCCACGCGCTGCGGATTCGGTAAGCACCCGTGCGATTTGGCGAGCGGTTGACTCTGAATCGATGGCTCCGTTGACCGTGATGTTATTAGTCACCGGTGCGACTGCCGAAGCTGCCGGCGCGCTCGCGGTTGGAACGCCACGCTCGATGGCGCGAATGGATGGCGCGGAAGGTGCTACTGCACCGCCTGACGGTGCTGCGATGGTAGGAATGTTCGGAAGTAGCGGAACCGCGTTGTAAGCCTTGATGAGGGCATTTATGCCAATGATGGCGGCTTCGACGGTTGCGGTGACGACTTTCGCGACGGTCGCGATGACCTTGATGACTCCCTCAGCGATGACGCCTAAGCCTTTGAGCGCACCACCTAGCACCTTGCCGATGGTCGGTGCGATGTAAGTCTGGATCAAGTCTGCGAATGCGCTGAACGATTCTCGGTTGTCGCTGATGGCGTTTCGAACGCGATTGAAGAGGCTGACTGCGCCTTCGAATGCAGGACGCAAAACCCGAAGCACGATGTCGACCGTCTTTTGGATGTTATCGGCAAGACCGCCAGGCGCACCGAATGACTCGGTGAATCGGTTGATGACCGGCACAACGTTAGCGTTGACGAAGTTGATAAGTCTTTCGAGGATCGGAAGCAAGGCGAAACCGACTGACTCCTTAGCTTCGTCGAAGCCTACTTTGAGACGATCAAGCCGACCCTGGAAGGTATTAGCGGCTGCGGCTGCCTGACCTTCAAACGTCTGCCCTAATTTCTGGGTTATTTGGTCGAATGAGAGGGTTGCGACCTCTGCCTTAGATAAACCCACACCCAGACGCGTTAGACCGCCTAGATTGCCTTCCTGAGCCTTTGAAAGGGCTTCTGTGACCGCTTGCAGGCTACGACCTGAACCAGCCGATACGTCGAGCGCGAGGGCTTGAAGTCTTTGAGCCTGTTCGAGATTGCCGGTCGCCCTAACGAGTCGATCCAGGCTTGGTCGAAGCTGATCATCCGCGACGCCGGTAGCGAGTGCGGTTTTCTCGATGAAGTCCTCGGTCGCTGCGACCTGGGCTTCGGTTGCGCCGGTGACGTTGACGATGGTTCGGCGTAACGACTCCTGCGCCTTCTCATCCTCGATTGCGGCTTTGACTCCATCGACGGCAAGCTTGACCGCGTAGGCTCCTGCGGCGGCTGCGGCTGCGGCGAATGCTAGGGCTGCCTTCTTGCCGAACTCGGCGACCTTGTTGCCGAAGGTCTGAACT